TCTCCTCTGATAAAACATACGTCAACGAATCCATTGCGGCTGAATAACTGAAAAGTTGAAAGCTTGAAATATTTCTCTGTGTCCCCACGAGATAGTTTGACGATGCTTATGTACTTCTTACGAACTCTCAAATCCGTTTTGGAGAAACGGGCGCGCAAAACGGATTGGTTCGTAATATAGAAATGTTAAGACATGCTTAATCTACTCGTGGGCACACAGAGTAAATCTTCTTTGATATAATCAACTTGCTATTCAGAATGGAGTACTGCGACGGCGTGAGAGACTACGCTGCTGATCGCGAACATTGGAGCACGTATGCACTGGAAGACTATCTGGACAATCTACCAGACGAAGAAGATATGGACGAAGACATCGACCAAGACAATCAAGATCAAGACAATCAAGATCAAGACAATCAAGAACAGGAAGAATTCTTCAGGAACTGTGAACAACAACATAGCATTAGTCAACTACGTCGTCAACCAGAGATATATACAGATGAAGAAATTTATGAACAAATGAATGAGCTATACCCGCCAGACCAGGAGATCCAAGATGAAAGATATGATCACTCACGTTGGAACGTTCAATGCTATCCTGAATACATATAACACTAAAAACATTAAAAAAACATTAAAAAACATTAAAAAACATTAAAAAACATTAAAACTTTTTACATTTTACGATTTTACGATTTTACGATTTTTCTTTTTTATAGTGCGGCTGCCAGTACGAAATCTGTCGTTATTTCTAATCCGACGAGGTCAATGCGGAAGTTAAATGTGAAAGACATCTTTTCTCCTGTCACGAAGAATTCTTGATTAACAAAGTCTATCAACTTCTTTACATTGACGTTGTGTAAGAACTTCGTAAGACTTCCAAAATGAGGTGTATATAATGTCTTTGCAATGGTCTCTCGGATGTCATGTGTGTTATCCGGATTCTTGACAAAGCAAATTTGAGTCTTGAAGTTTTCCACACGCATCACATCTGTTCTTGGAAATACAAATCCTCGCTTGTCTCCATACTTGCGCATGCGATGATAGAGCTTTACTGCGGTTTTAATCGTCATATCTTCTGGGATGTTTATACGCGCACGCCCTGCCCGAATCTCTTCGAGGGTAGCTTCATTGTGCATACTCTGTATGCCGGCGAGGACAGGGCTTATCCAGAATTGACAGCAGTTGAGATCAATGCCGTCCATGAAGTCTTCTGGGGTTTTAGACGGCGTGATAACGAACTGTACCTTTCGTGATCCCACGATTTGTTCAAATGTCATGACTTGTCGTACCTTCCGACCGAAGTGTGTGCTCTTGTATGAAATGGTGGTGTTTACACTGGATGCCTTTTCGTAGTACCCATACATTTTCATGAACATTGCAAGGTACTTATACAGAATGTCTCGATCGAGGTCGTCTTTAAGCTCTGGGACACAGATGTCGAGATCTTGATCCTCCTCGATGGGCTTCTCGCGGAACAACGAGGTACATACTCCTCCAAAGATGAAGCCATCTAGATCATTGAGGAGTTGATAAAGTTCCTTGCCGGGAATCGAGAATATATCGCCGATCTTCATAAGCAACATTTTCGGAAATATGGGTTGGACAGAGTGTATAGGCTATATGATTGTATGGGTACAATGTAGATGATGTATATAGACGCTTAGATCCGTTTTGAACGCCCGTTTCTTCTGTATTGGATAGTGAAAAAGTTTTAACTTTATAGATGTTTGTTTGCATTTTGAAGTTTATTGTTTTATATATTACTTAGCGGCCTTGGTCTTGAAGTAGTCCACCATTTGCTGACACTCCGCCATGATCTCTTCATAAGAAACCCATTGTAGATTACGAAAACAACGAGTACCATTTGCATGATAGAAGGACGGGATATAGCGATAGCGAGCCATTGCTGCGTCGCAATGACAATGTACAAAGTGGATTCGGTTGGCACCTTCTGGATATGCAGACATAAATGGGACATCATTCAAGTTATAGTCCTCATCCAAACAGGGATGACCCGCCGGTAACTCGATACTGCCGCGCCACACCATGTGAGTGGGGTCTATGGTGATGTGACCCTTGTAGCCATCCCCAAAGTCAATTGGATCATTCTTCACTAGATAGGTATCCAGATCATGATCCCAGTCACCTGGTGGCGTGATCTTCCCATCTAAATTCGCCCGTTCCCACTCACGACGAGCAAGGCGCTTGGTATATGCATCCTTGCGCCTCTGTCTCTGCTCATCAGTACACCAGATGGGAATGTTGGTTGCTTCTTCCTCAATGGCACAATCCGCCAACTCAGCCAACAGCTCATCACGACGACGATCCAGATCAATTATACGCATCAGCAGATCCTGCTTGACTTGTGTCGTCTGAGAAGCCATTGTATCATAAATGACTGAAAAGATTGAATAAATTGAAATATTGCTCTGTATATAAAGACTTGCTCTGTGTCCCACGAGAATATGTTTAGCGTTGCTTATGTACTTCTTACGAATTCGCCGATCTGTTTTCAAGAAACGGGCGTTCAAAACGGATGTGTTTGTTGTGTTGTGTAATTTGAAGCACCCTATACCCGATTATCAGAGTTTACATATTTCTAAACACATTGATTTATAATATGCAGTGCACCGCAATTACCAAGACAGGCGTCTATTGCGCCAACAAAGCAAAGCCCGGTCATACCATGTGCGGAATACACCTGCAATTTCTCGTGACCGCCGCAGATCAATGTGTCAGTCGTTTAACAAACGGCAGACGCTGTAATCGTAAAAGACTTGAAGGTGATGAGCACCACCATTGCTCTTTACATCGTAAGGTTCGATTGCGGAGAGAGGAAGAGAAGCGTATTCGGGAAGAAATAGCAGCCGATCGACTTGAATTTATGAGGATTGTAGTTGGACCGCGATTCGATGAGTTTACCGACGTTGAATACTGGGCACTTATAGCCGAATGTATTGAGATGCGAAGGAGAACTGGGTGGTCGTATACTGAGGTCCTAGATCGCATCATTGCTCGTCGGAACCGCGGGGATGAGGAACTTATCAACATTGCCAACGACAGTCAGAGTGTGCATCGGACTGTGATTAGCACACAAACCAATAAGGGACTTGATATATTGTTCAAGTTCGCTGTTTCGGCGGATCAAGATACCATGAAAGAAATAGAGTCAGTATGGCGTGTAATATTTACTAAGAGCCCCGTAGATCCACGTTTATATGATGATATGAAATACTGGTACGAGAAGTCGTGGTGTCGCAACGAAGGCGACTATATGTATAAGCGTGTTCTTGATCACGCATGGGCTGCGATCAAAACGCGGTCGTCCACAGATGAAAAATTAACGCTGTATATTCGGCTACAACAGGAGTGTGCGGAATCGTACGGTATGTGTTGTGATGGGCACATCAACCGCATCGTCAACGCATTTGTCGGATTTATTGACGACATTGCCCCCCCTGTTCCAACGGGGGAGATATTGCAAGACAAGATGGCGAAGATCGCTGAACTGGAAGATCTTGAAGAACGCATAATCCAAGCAACACATGTGTTCCACGAACTGGGCGTTACAGCAGACGCAGCAGGTCCGTGGTTAGAAGCACTTGCGTAAATAATCATATACACATAAATGTTAATGTTAATGTTTTTACATGTCATCTGGGTGACGAAATCCAATAAATACTGGGAAACGTGGTAAGTCCTTTTTCCCTGCTTCTTGGAATTTGAACTTTACAATTTTTCCAATGCAGTTTGTCTTCCAGTATTCCTGTCGTTCTTCTGCTGTGAGACCAGTAGACACTTTAACAATTTTACCTTCATATCTCACCAAGAAGGCACCTAGACTCCCCGCCGGAATCATTCCGTCTTTATGTGAACTTCGCTTTGTAAGACCAAGTTCATTTAGTTGTGCTGGGTTTTCGTTGTGCATCATTTCTTCTACGCCTTCTACGATGCCTTCTGCATCCGTGAATCTTTTTAGTTTTAGTAGATATGCTTCGCGAAGAGTAGAACGTCCATACTTGTATGGACCGTATGGACATCGCATCATGACTCCTTCGTATCCTAAATCCACCGCGGCCTCTTCATATCCTCGCAATTCTTCATAGCATGTAATTTTTGTGGGAAGAACCTTGCGACAAAATGACGGAAGATCTAGTTCTTTTAAAATATCCATACGATCTACATATGGAAGATTTGTTATTACATCAAATACATAATATATGAATGTGGGAGTGCCTTCTTCGCGCATGATTGAACTTTGTATGTCATTGAAACTTCCTTTACATATCAATTCTCCGTCCAGATCATACCCGACATCAATATCTTCCAAGCGGTGACGAATGTGGTTGTTTGGAATGGGTTTGAGTTTTCGAGACAGTGCATTTCCGTCTTTTATTACACAACGGATTCCATCGTATTTAAAAGTTGCAAGGACAGGATATTTCAAAGATTCAAGTTCGCAATTGACTGCAAGCATTGGGCGAAACATTCTTTAATATACGTTCGCTTTTCTCCGGCTATTTCCATTTTGAAGAATAATATGGGCCGCGGCCAACGAGATCTAAAAAACGGATACTAAACGTGCCCGTTTTTAATGTTCATTGGTCTAATATACGTTCGCTTTTCTCCGGCTATTTCCATTTTGAAGAATAATATGGCATTGGAACACATACTTGGAAAATATAGGTCTACATCACGCGGTCATAATTTAGATAGACACGCAGTTGTGTTTCCACGCATATTATTGGGACCCGCGTGTTATTTGAATCCTGTTTTTGTGAATTTACATAATATCACTCACATCATTAATTGTGCAGAAAATTCAGTATGTCCAACTTGGGCAAAACGTTGGGTTGGTGAAAACTATACATGTATAACTGCAATTGACCATCCCGAATACGAGATCCTTCGTAATTGTCTAGACACCTTTTCAGCTACAATGGATAGATTTCTGCGAGATCCAACTTGTCAAAATATATACGTTCATTGTTATGCCGGTATGAATCGTTCTGCGTGTTTAATTTTGGCATATATTCATAGGCGTTTTCGCGTGTCTCTTGAAACATTACTTGATACAACTGCAAGGCAAAGACCCTGTATATTGACAAACAAAGGATTCCAGAAACAACTTCTTGAATGTAAGTAATGTCAGGGCTTTGGAAAACTGTCCAAAGTAGCATAGCACAGGCAAACGATAATCCAATCGGCGCAGTGAATTCCGGTCTAGACAGTGTATTGGGTCCGTCATATGACTATCTTCAAACGATTCAATCTCCATCACAAAAGGGCGTATCATCCAATGGAAACGTTGGACAAGTTTTTACGAATGCAAATGCTATAAAAGATTACGTGGGAAATCTTATTACTGGACCAAAGGTAGGAAATCAATTTTTTCGTGAAACAGGCGGGACGTGCTTGACTCCGGGTAGAAAAGAAGTGTCAAGATATACATATATAAATAACAAATTAGGAGGTGATGATGCTACTGCTATATTCGGACCTTCATTTCAACGCGCAATAGAAGGAAGCGGATTTGATGGAATCATTCCCGGGGCAGGTGGAGACATTGCATCTATGAACCCTCTTAAAGTAATAAATGGTCTAGTGTTAGATGGCGTCCCTGAATGCAAACCATTTCGTTGCCCAGTGACAAACACTCAAACGGGTGTAGATGCAGGGACAGAAACGCGCTTTTTAACTCCGTCTCTTGAACTCAATATGCGTGGATGCACTGAAATTACAAATAAAGATGAAATCAGTACATTAGAGACTGCTGAAAACAAAAAAATCGCAAGAGAAACGTTTGAAAATCAACAATCATACGTTCTCGTAAATACTGATCCCACGCCCGTTATATTTTGGGGAATTGCGGTTTTGATGTTCGGATTTTTATTAAATAATCGCATGTTTAAATAATGAATTCTGAATTTGTAGGAGTAGGAAATGATGTGGTTGAAGGAGGCGGGGAATACAAAGTTTTTGGAGGCGGGGAAGAATTTGAAATTGACCCGGTTTTTGACTACGAGTGTATCATGATTGTTGCAAACGCATTACGAACTCCTATATATCCTTATTATGGAAAAGATGAAACGATGACGGGTGGACAGGGGAAACGAACAAGACAAGAAAGCGAAGACGGCAGAGACGGCAGAGACGACGAAGATCCGTCAAATGAAATTTCACCAGAAGTAGTTGAACTTGCAGTTGATATACTGAATCGTGCAGCGGCTGCGGCGGGTTCAACATCACAAAAGGTAAGAGTAAGTAAAGATAAAAAAATTGTTAGAGCAAGACGTCAACGCCAACCTTCTCAACAAAGACCGTCCAAAGTTGTCCCAGATGAAGCCCCTACCGAACAATTATTGATTGGCTCTGCGGGTAAAAGACTACGCGAAGAAAGACCAACAAAAATTGTTCCAGACGCGATAGCTGGAAGAGACTACGCAATGGCGGCGGCCGAGGGTGCTCTTGGGCCTTCTCCTCGGCGACTTCTTCTCAATGCTGTACAAACTATATTGACTACACCCGGGGCACTCCGAAGATTTTACGACAGATATCAAAGATACATTAATTACGGCATAAACTTTGTCGGACTAACTGACCTCGCAAGACCGAATTCAATCATTATTGCAACAATAACTGCTCTGATTCAGACGATTGCAGAGTTTATACCAACACCAAGTGCTGCCCTTGGCGGACTCGTGAATACCGGTGTAAATTTAGCAACAATTTTATATCAAGCACTTCCGTTGCTCCTTCCGGGGTTGATTGCGTATGGTTGTGCGACGGCAGGTGAAGCACTTGTACATGGGACGATAAAACGCGCTCGCATGGCAGTATCCGATCCTCTTGGAACGGTAAGGGAGGTTACTGGGAGAATAGCTGACATTCGCGACCTAGTTGGAAGAATGCTTGCGCAAGGACCTGCGCTGTTTTTTGGAAACATTGCCGTGGGTGCATTGAATACCTTAATGGATGCAATTGATCCAACTGAACGATTTCACAGATTTGTTCCTAGGGGAGAGGGTCAGCCGGCGCTAGACGCAGCTCAATTAGTTCCAACCACCATTCCAGACGGCAATATAGATGAGATACGAATGAGAATAAATGATTTGATAGAGCCACCTGCGGCAACCACAGGAGAGCCTGCTGACATTACACCTGAAGAAAAAGAAGCACTCTTGGCACTTTTACAATTGGCGGAAGAGGCTGTTGTTTTAGAGGATCAACCAGAAAAATTAGAAGGTGGTAAAAAGAAACGAAGGCGTCGGACGGCAAAAAATAAACGCAGCACTCCACGAAGAAGGAAGATGTCAAAGAAGAATTTACGACGCCGGTATTAAACTCTAATAATATGTCTGATATCTTCAAGGTGAAAAAATCGAGAGAGACAAACAATTCGAAAAACAAGATTGGAACGCTCGATTCTCTTCACGAAAGTTATATCGAAGAACTTCAAAAAAAGATTTCAAAAAGTAATATTGAAGACCTCGAATCAAAGATACAGGAAAAAGAACACGAAATAAACAATAGAAATTTTAGTCCATTTGATGTTGAAGATTCAATCATTCTCGCGAGATTGCAAAAAGAACTTTCTGTATTGCAAGATGAATTAAAAACGTCAAAAGAAGGTCTTGACATTCAAAACTACTACTTGGAACATGGGGACATTATGCTAGAATACTATGCGAAACCACAGATAAAAACGATTACAAAGGTTGTATTTGGTGCAGACAAATTTTCTGTTGCAGAAGCAAATACAGGAACATCGAAAAAGAAAATGTATGATGAGTATCTTGCAAGAAGAGGACTGTCAAATGGAATGAATGTAGCCGAATATTCAGAACACTTAAAGAAAATGGCAGAGCACTGTGAAACGTGCAATGTCGCACGTGAAGAAATTCATGCAGAGGGGATTTTGGTATGTCCAAAATGTGGAAGTGAAGAATATTCACTTGTTGTTTCAGACTTTCCAAGTTTTCGAGATCCTCCAAAGGAACGCAATAATTATGCATACAAGAAACAGAATCATTTGAATGAAATATTGAATCAATTTCAAGCAAAGGAAAGTACAGAAATACCGGAAGAAGTAATGAATGAAGTTATTTGTGAAATTAAAAAGAGACGCATTGACAACATTGCTCTTTTGGACGAACAGCAGATACGAGACATTCTCAAAAAATTAGGTAGAAATCGTTATTACGAACACGCAACACATATTCTTTCTAGAATAAACGGCAATCCTCCTCCTACACTGTCCCCTGAAATCGAAGATAAAATTCGAGCAATGTTTCAAGAAGTGCAAGCGCCGTATTTACTGTATTGCCCAGATGACAGAAGAAATATGTTATCCTATCATTACATTATTTATAAATTTCTAGAACTCATGGAACTTGATGAATATAAGATTCATTTTCCGTTATTGAAATCGCGAGATCGTCTCATTCAACACGATCAAATTTGGAAAAAGATTTGTGACTATTTACAGTGGGAATTCATATCAAGTGTTTAAAATGGATTTAACAGAACAATAATCAGAACAATAACGTACAATATGCCTCCTCGGTTTCATCCCTCTGAAATTGCTGCTGTTCTAGGTTTAAATCCATACAAGAGCAAACAAGATGTTCTTTTACGGATCATGTCCAAAATGCCCGAATTCAAGGGTAAGATTGAAGCACCGGCGACAGATCGCGAGCTTGTTGACCGTGCCCCGCCAGAGTTAAAGATTGGTCTTCAAGAAGCAGTTGTGTCTGCTGTTTCTGCAAAGAGTGATTATGAAATTCGCAAGATTGTTGACACATACAAAAAAACCATTGATGGAAAGGCAGACGAAAAGACGATTTCTGCATTGACAAGTGAAATTCAAAAACAGCGCGGAGTTCGTCTTGAACATCGTGCCGAAGATAATTTTGGGGGTGTAGAATCTCGCTCTGAATATGTAAAATTTACATGTCCGCAATATGAAATTACTGGGTACATTGATGGCATGCGCGATGGCAAGATTGTAGAAACAAAGAACAGAAAAAGATTTTGGAAAGAGCCGCCTTCGTATGATTTCATTCAACTTCGTTGTTACATGAAGATGAAAGGACAGGTGGATGGAATTCTTCTTGAAAATTTCCCTGAAAATGAACCGCGGGTTACGCACGTTTCATGGAACGATTCTGAATGGGAGGCAATACATCGTGGACTCTTGTCAGTATGTGATGAAATTACAAGACACGGGGGGCAACGAAAAGTGTCTGATTATTTCAAAGATTAATATAAATGGCAGCTGCTCCTAATGTAATCATGGATTCTCCCATCAGTCTTTCCCAGCCAAAGGATATGGTGTCTCCTCCTAGTAGTCCGACTAGCGCGGGTGGTAAAATACTATCAATTGCAGTGTTTGTTCTTGCCATTACGTGGGTTTTATTCGGCGTTCTTGCTTTTATTTTTTCACTTATTTGTTTTGGCTATTCAGGCAGTGTATTGGAAAAGTTATTGGGACTGCTTCTCGCTGTATTCTTTGGCCCATTTTATTTTATTTATTATTTTGCTTCTGGATCATATTGTAAGGCAATGCCTCCGACAATGTTCTAAACAAGAAACGGTTGTCCAAAACGGATCCGTGACTTCGTAAGAAATACATAGGCATCGTCAAACCGCTCGTGGGGACACAGAGCAATATTTCAGTCTTTCAGTCTTTCAGTCTTTCAGTCTTTCAGTCTTTCAGTCTTCTCATTTCTAACAAGATGTCGGTGATTCGCGTTTCATCTGATCATCCCGCGCATCGTTGCCCAGGACGGTGCTCTCGTCATCCGCTGGCGTCAGAGACAATTGTACGGATGATGTCGGGTGTGAGATGGGGTGACATGCTGTATGTTCCAAAGACGGAAGAGGAACTTGCGTTGGAAGAAGAGCATTCCGCAGAGCGAGAGAAGATGCGAGAATCCGTCAAGATGCGCACGTATGCGCAAATGCAGACAAAGTTGCCAAAGAAGGGCAAGGTGATGCGCCCCTGTAAGTGGATGTACATGAATGAAGATGGCAAGACATACTCGGATCATGTTACAGGTGCGCAGTGCTGGGCGTGGGAGTATACGGATCCAAAGACGGGTAAGCAAGAATGCCCGCACACGTGCAAGCATCTTCATCCGAACGAGTTTGGATGGCGCGATGAGTGGAATTAACTGGAAACGTAATGAGCGCAAGCGTAATGAGCGCAAGCGTAATGAGCGCAAGCGTAATGAGCGCAAGCGTAATGAGCGCAAGCGTAATGAGCGCAAGCGTAAGAAACTGTGTGAACTAAATAACAAAAAAAAAGAAAAATATAAAAATTTTTCAATTAAGTAATGAACACATCAGCAATATTTTTTGACAATGATAGTAAACATATTCAAGAAGTAGAACAATGTCGAAACATAACGTGTATAAAGGTCCCAGGAATTGACGGAATGCCCCCGGAAGTTGGATTTATGGAAATGTCTGATGATGAGTTTAGTGACCATTTAGGAGACGCATCTGGAAACATGATTAATTTTTTACTCTGGGCAAATGATGGAGAAAGAGATAGATTTGATTCAACGTCTGGAATGACGGTAGAACACCAAGGAATTCTACAACGATGGTTGGAAGAAAGTTCAAATACTCCCGAAAGATGGGCAATTTTTGATTTCGATAGAACCATATCAAAAATTGAAGGATTTGGAAGCGCAGTTGGTGGAATCACGGGAATCAATAGAAAATTCAAGGCTCAAAAAGAAGGACTTCCAATTACTGCAGAAGAATACATGATATACTTGTGCGGAAAAAGTAGATTGTCTTTACTTAAAAATATGTTTGGTTTATGTATACGCAATGGTGTACAAATTGTAATTTTGACAAACAATGGTGCATGTATAACCGATCCTCAAATCATTGTTGATTTTATGAATGTTCTTGACGTGCCCGAATTTACATTGATATGTTCAAGAAAATACCGAAGCGACAAGAGTAGAGCACTTTATGCGGAACTAATGGTTGCGTGTCCATCTTTATTCTAAATCTGCACGAAGCTGAAAGTTTTTCCAACCGCCATATGGATACTTTCCATACTTACTCTCTACTTCTCGTTGCATTTCTGCAACCTTCCAATCTCGTGTTCCGCGGTTTGATTCCCACCAAGATTTGAATGTATCTGTCAAATTAGAACGACGCACGCTAATTGTTTCTTCGCCGATTTCTGTTGGCCGTGTGCATTCATTGATAAACTTTTGAATTGCGTTATTCTCTTCGCGATAATCATTGGTGTATTCGAGAACTTCGGGCGGAGGAACGACATCTTGGTCGCGATATTTTTTATACAGATGAATGAGATACGCTAGAAAACAGCGTCCCCATTCTTCTGATTTCACTTTGCGTTCAATTGTGGGATCCATCTTGTATTCATTCTCCTTTTGCGGCGATGCAACAAACTTGGATAGAAAGTTAATGACACAGAACCGACGCCACGTACCTCCATCGTTTGTGTTAATTTTTGGCTTTTCATTACAGGCTAGATGGATTTTACATTGAAGCTCGAATTCAATCATTTGCTTTGAACCAGAATACAAATCTCGCGCAAGAATCTTTTCAGAAGACGTCAGTTCTTTCATAAGACCGGTATTCAGAGGAACGGCTTCGTCTGGCTCTTGCATACTTACAAATCGTCGCCCCTTTAATCGAATGACTTCGGGGGATGCAGAAGATGCTTTGTTGCGCTGTTGTGTCAACAATGATATTGGTACCTTACACGCATAGTCTCCCAGTGCGGTTTCCAAAAGACAAATTAACATTGACTTTCCGTTGGAACCAACGCCTGTCATAATATGAAACTTTTGATTTCCAACGCCGTTTAGACATCGTGCAAGATGGCGTTTCATATACTTACGCACTGCCTTATTTGGCAAAATCTTGTGAAGAAAGTCGCGAATCTCTGGCCATTCAGGGAATCCGGTGTGGGGCATGTCCTCGGTGTAGTCAATGTTGGTTGAAAATGAAAGACAATCTTCTGGTTTTCCATCTCGGAACACACAGGATCCCATATCAAATACGCCATTACGACACGCCAATAAATTACGATTTTCATCAACTTTTCGCACGAATGTTTCATCCAAGAACAATTCTCTGCATTCCTTCATGACATTCTCTTTGAATCTAGTCTTTTTCAATTGACCGGCGACTTTTAGCATGTCGGCGTGACGAATGGTTGTGTCGCAATAATTACAACCACATTCTTTTGGTTCTTTTGCACCACATTCAGGAAGCGAACCGTCTGTTAGTTTTTGACCATAATATGACGCGCGTTCAATGTATAATTTCCAAATGCGAACTGATAATTCTTGTTGTAATTGAACACCCTTGTCAAGTTCAATCCATCCGTGACCCATAAACTTGAACCAGACATTCTTTCCGTAATTTACACACTTGTACTCATCTCTAAATTTTGCGTATACGACAGACGCGACATCATATTCTGCGCAAGACCGCGAAGAATCAATCTTACGAACAATGTTATTTTTTTCAATGATCGTATATTGATCCGGATTGTCTTCGCGAGACCAAAATAGCAGGGATCCAATACTCAATCGCCTTCCATCATTTTGTAACTTAAACGATGACCATTTAATCATACACTCTCGCACTTTGAATTCGGGATATCGACGACTGAAATCTTCAAACACTTCATACATCAAATCATCTGCCCAAATATTTTTAAGACAAATGCCAACTTCAATCCATGACTGATATGTATTACACCGGTGATCACCAAGATTGTTTACATGATCGCGAACGTGTTGTAGTTCTTCCGGAGACAGAGGGCGGACAGTGATGTTTACGGGTGAACTATCGCGAGACCCGGGGAGCTTGCGTTCAAGCGGACGACCGCGTTGAGGTAACACCGCGCGCCCTCCCGAAATGTGAACATTTTCTGGATCTTCAGATGAAGAATATTTTGACTTTGCTTCGTCGGTCATGGACGTTTCACTTTCGTCGTTGAATTCGCGAGTATTCAATAGTTTGAGCATATTCACATCAAACGGCGGCAATCCTAATACAGTTGTCGTATTTCCATTGACTTGAATAAAATGCGCAGGCAGATAAGGAAGTCCGTGAGGTTTACATGCGCCGTCCATCATAAAGCCTGAACTGCGTTTTGCAACGGCATTGTCATAGACTTTTGACCACTCCTTTTCTTTTAGCGGAAGATCCTTGAATATGTCATTCATATGCGTCAGCATTATTTCGCGGACATCGCATTCAACATACTTGTTCGTGCGAAGAGTGGGAACGCGAACGTGAACACCGCCAGACAATGTGTCTGGTTTATTTTCTTTTAAGCATGGCTTCTTCTTTTCAGAAAACACGACGACGACGGGGTCTTGGAATACCAAGAACTTATGCAGAGTTTCTACATATAATTGCGCAAACTTGTGTAATTGTTCAAGAGTGTGTTGATTGCTTGTGACTTCTTGACCATATAGAAAATCTAAATCAACCTTTGGACACCCTACCTTTGGAGGCGCCTCAACTAGACTGATTTTATTGCGATGAACTTCTACATGGTCATAGAATGCTTCATAGAACTCATTTTGCTCATCTTCACCAATAAAATACTTGCCCTTTGCACTGCCAAGACCGGCGTGGGTAAATGGGGACCCTTCTGTCGTAACACGATGTCTTTCAAGAAAATTCACGAGTGTTCCCGCTGCCGACATTTTTCGAGAATGTATGTAATAACCACAAAATATTCTCTAAGTGGATCGGTTTTGAACGCGCCAAATTGTTTTTATTGTGCGAAAACGAATATACGAAATGTATATATAATAGACAACAAGAATGAAGTTTTGTAAAGTGTGTGAACATATGCTATATGTAATTGATACAGATGGGCTACCCGCGTTTAAGTGTCGCAAATGTGAGTATGCAGAAGTAATCACACAAGACAATCCAGTTGTATATGAGCGTAATTTAAAAGAGGATACTGCGGGACGTTTTGTTGTAAATCCATACTTGGGTCAAGATCCAACCCTGCCTCATTTTAATACAATTGTATGTCCAAACGGACATTCAGATGATGTGGTTGGTGTAAAAGTAGACGTTGAAAATGTAGTATGGATGTACCAATGTGGCGTGTGTAAACTATCTTGGAAACAATCATCGCGACGTTCATAAATATCAGTAGTAAATAATGGCAAAGACGCGAGCAAAGAAATTCTGTGATTGTATAAAAAGTGTAGGACGTACAATCCCGGGAAAGACAAAAGAAGGATCATCGATTGCGATATGTACAAGTAAACTGCTTTGGCCACACGGAAAAACACTCAAATCTGTTTCTTGTAAAAAAAGAATGATTCTAAAAACTCAACGAAGAAAAAGAATGTAAATTCCCAGTGAAAACAATAGTCCATATATTCCTCCACGGATAACTCCTCTATTATATTCTTTTTTTAATTCTTCACGAAAAACTAATTCTATTGTTTTCATTAAATAAACAATGGCAAAGACGTGTAAATCGGGGGAAATATTACGCAAAGGATATACGCGACGAGCATACACGAAAAAGACAGGTGCGCGAGTTTCCGCTACACGAGTGCCAGCTACATGTATCCGTGATGTTGGAACACCCGGAAAAGGTTTAAAAGGAAGTAAAGGAATAGGCACTCTCAAAAAAGGCGATCTTACAAGTTTTGGATATTCTAGCGATAAAACAGAACGTTCACGTCATATTGCATTAAACGCTGCAATTAAAAAGTATGGTCCTCTTTCTGTATATCGCAAGTTAAATGCAATTTCAGTATATACTAGACAAACGTCACCTATGAAATCCAAGATATTTTTGGAAGATCGCGCATATGTTGGAAAAAAACACGGATATAAAGTATAAATGAATTTCGTCATTCAAATACTTGCAAAGCCCGATACTCGGCGTATGGTAATAGATGAAAAACCACCTATTGAAAAATATAAAACACCGTTAACAGATAGATTTAGCAGTATAGAAGATGCGGTTGCCACTGCAAAAACCCTCTATTCTGCTTCTAAATGGCGCGTTGTAGATGAAAGTGGTAACGTAGTCGCGAGTAAAGAATCCATCGCAGGTAGAAGGCGCAATGGCAATAGAAAAACGCGTTCAAAACGAATGAATAAAAGATATACTAAAAGAAGATAATAAAATGTTTGTATCTCGCGGAGAAGTTGTTACATCACAAGAAAAACCACGTATTACAGAAGCATATTACAGCAAATATGAATACACAACATTGTTATCTCTGCGCGCTCAACAACTTGCGGATGGTGCGCCTCCTTTCATTTCCATTCAGGAATTCAATCGCGACGACCCTCGTCTCGTATGGAAGATTGCCGAGCGAGAAATATTAGAAAAGAAACTTCCATTTATCGTTCGTCGCAAGTTACCTGACGGGACAGCAGAGTATTGGAGTACCGCCGAGCTGGAACTCATCGAGTGTAATTGCAAATTCATGGAATAAATCACATGAAAAGTTATTGGCATCCTATTCAAAGTCACATCATTGCCGAATTCAACAGAATAATTAAAGACAAGCCAGATTTAGAAAGACCAGAAATTTCAGGGGATTTAGATCACATTTCAGTGAATACTGGCTTGAAAGAACCTCATCCGGCAATACGGCAAAGTAGTATTGAAACCAACCGAAAACCGCCATACATACGGACGACAAATGTATTGCCTTTTCACCAAGATTTAACTAGTCCCAATCATTTTGAGCTGGTCAGAAGTCGGGGGGAAGAGCAATAGGGGGACGGGAGCGCGTCCGGGGTCTCTCCAACGTGCAGGATCAAAAGTCAACGTTCCTTCTGCCATTTTTAAATCAAGTTCAGTCTGTTGATCAAAACGAGGGTCGTCGGCCTGTGCTGCGCGATACATTTCCATTATGCCTTCGGTTGAAAACACATATGAAGAGCGAACGTTAAACGACAAATTCAACCCAAACAGGGCAACAAGAACCGCCGTCAAATAATATTTATACGACATGAGGAATATAACACTCCCTATCCAGCCAAGACGAGACAAGACCGGCGAAGAAAGAACAGCATTCAAAAGTGGTTTAGGAATTCCTATAATGGAAAAAAGTCCAAATACGCCCAGAACGGCAATCGATGCTTGAATGTCGCGAGAAGTTGCAAGCATATTATCTTTGTTAAAACGGAATAAAAAACCCTCTCGAAAAGGAGTAAGTATAAAATGCTTATTCCTATTCGCTGTGTCACTTGTAACAACATCCTTGCTGGAAAGTGGTTGCGCTATATTGAATTGGTAAAAGAGAAGCGAATTGAAGAAGGACGAACAGATGATAAAATTCCATATTTAACTTCTACTACGCGAAAGACCGCAGAGGGCCGTGCAATGGATGAACTGGGATTTACTCGCGAGTGTTGTCGTCGTCACATTTTAACTCATGTGGATCTTCTCTAATTATAATAAATAATATGGCCGCAACTTTTCAAGCACGTAGACCTTTTTCATCCTCTGAATTACTTGCTCTGCAAAAGAAAAAGATTGAACAGACGCTGAATACAGTTCCGTCTATTAATCTACAAGATAGTTCGGAATTCACTGCGCGCGTTCGCAAAATGAATTCTGTCTTGAAGACACAGTACCTGCCTCATGGACCTACAAAGGGCAACTCCGGAAACATGGTGAAATTCAATGATTGTTCGGTCGTTCAAGCAATGCTTGAAGGGCAATCATACCGAACCTCTGCAACGAATTACCAAGTTCGTCAAAATTATACATCTCCCGGGTGCTCGACACTACTTAACGACCCTGTAACGTTTCCAAAAGCAGTTGGTTGTTCTTCGGTCATACCCGCTGCACGAGACATTGTTCGTCCGTTTGACCCCGTAGTTGAATTTGGAATGCGAAAGAATGACAATAAAGTAGTCATTGCTGCGCAGCCTGCAATTGCACCAACTGCTGCTTGTTATCAGGATAATGTGTATTGAGGTTATACTGTTTAAAACGGATTGATGTTTTCATAAGAAAAATAAAAGCATTGTTATCTATGATGTTACATAGAGCAAATCTTAAAATTTTCAAGTTTTCAGTCTTACCTTCATATCATACAATGGAGTTCTCAAATAAGCTTTGCAAGGCAGTTGCCGAAACCACTACGAACCATAGTTCACGTTCTTCAAAACGCACAGATATTCTTCACACTATCCTGAAACATGAAATCGAGCGTATCGACTCTCGTCTCAACTGTAAAATAGAGTATCGTTTTGAAATTGAAACAGGAACCTACACTTGTGACTTGGTAATCTTTCAAGAAGATGGAGTGGTTGGATGCATTCCATTCAAAGCGTCTATGACAAATATAAAACAGAACAAGGCAAATCTTCAAACTGCAAAGTTGGGAGAGGTTCTGAAACTTCGTGATGCAACTTCTGCACCTATCGCGTTCTTCGATATTTTTCCGATTCAGTGCCCTTACTACACAAAAACAGGGGAACAATCGAAATGTGAACGATTTGAATGTGAACGTTTAAAGAAAGAACAGGCGACTCTGGTTCGCTTATGTGAAAAACAGGGAATCCCAATTCATGTCTTCACTCTCTTCGCAGAATATGAATATCCGAAAAAAGGCGAGGTCGTGTTTAGAAAAGTTGCAGATTATTCAGATATGGACCGTTTTTATGATTTTATTCGTTCTCTTGCAAAGGCAGCTGTTTGAGAACAGTAGTTGTAACATTGACCCATCCATTACCACGTTTCGAGCATTGTCCGCAGATGAACTCAGCTGCATTTCGAATCAACGTTGTAATTGCTTCACACGAAACTGTCTTAGGGGAAACTCGAATGCCAGAATAGAATAGCATGGTTGGCTCAATTTGTGTAGGAATGGTTGGCTGAGACAGCGTTGATATATACACACTTTTTTCAGTGGAGGGAATGCGAATACCTTGTTTTCGTCCAAATGCATACCATGCTTCATATGTCTTATGTCCCTTGTCGCGTTTTGCAAGTTTTTCCTTGCACGTGAGAAGGTATGCGTATGTATTTGGGTTGGAACTTGAAAACTCTTGTTCGGTCAGAATACTGCCTGTGTTCGAATAGGGATAAATACAATGTCTAATTTTAGCTTTGCTCACTTTGAGGAGGGGCTTCCAACAGGGTTCGGCGAAGAGAGGACTATCGTGTATGAACACTTCATCACAAAGTGTTGCAATTCCATTCTGCACATCTGCCACATCGGAGAGAATATGTTGGACGTGTTGGTCAGAGTTAGCATCATATGATTTCACTATCCCCGTATCGTTGTATGTCTCGTTATACTGGCGCGTGATCACGAGAATGCAGCAATACACGTTGATACCGGGAAACACCTTTTCAGAACCATAATCATGAATGGCAGATATTAGTCTATTCGCAAAGAGATAGTTCCGAAATTTTACACAGGACTTGTTGTATCTCCATGTGGATGGCACAATTGCAATGAGTGTTCCATTCTCTGCGAGAACGTCTAAACATTTCACAATAAATGCAACATACAAATCGATATTTCCTTCACGAGTGAGAGGCGACAGAAAACGAACAGTTGTGCGCATATCATCGTCCATATCCTGAAAACGATGATAGGGCGGATTCATAACAATTCCATCATAGATATGTGGAGGATTAAACCGCAAGAAATCTTCGCAATATTTCGTGATGGTTGGTGCGCTGGGAACACTCGACATATAAAGAGGATTCAATTCGCAGACATCTGCATGTTCATAGAGACCCTCGAATGCGGATAGAAGTTGCCCCGTCCCCACAGATGGTTCAAGCAAATATTTCACTTTACGGAGAAGAAAGGATCGCATTTTTTCTGCTACTGCTTGGGGTGTGAAGACATCGTAAGAAGCTGCCATGTAACTATTCTTCGGCTGTATTTAAAAACTTAAAATTCCGTTTTACAGTTAAAAAGTCTTTCTTTCATTTCTTCATATCAACCACGAATTACGTCATTGACTTATGTAGCCTTTCCCAAAGAACAAAATGCCCGCAGTATAACTTACATGTATAATCTTCTATTCTGTGTCTAAAACTGACTAAACTCTGCACCCGAATACTCATCGAAATTATTGTCAAGGAGTTCAAGTTCAAGTGTAAATGAATGTTCTACGCCGTTGAAATCAATAATACGACCGTCGTGATGTCTAAACTTGACATGTAGTTGCGATAATTTACCAATCGGCGGATTGTATACGCGGTAGTTCAATGGTGCAGTTCCAGTATCTATAATGAAGATGTAATCACCTGTATTTACATTGACAGGAATCTTTGCAAAAGCACCATTGATACGACCTGATTTTTTGTTATCAAGCGCCGTCTCATCTATCTTGTTTAGTAATCCGAGTTCCATCAAGAAATACGTAGATGGCGACGGATTCATTGCAAAGTCGCCTACGACAGTTTGAACTCCGCTAACAGATGTAGATGCGGTGGTTTCCTGATTAAACCCTAAAAAGTAGGCAAGATTCTGCCACGTTTCATAGGTAAAGTTTGTTGCCTTGCCACACGCCGCGTTTGCAGGGTCAGCAGAACTTAAATTCAAAGTAAAAGAAGTACTACTTGTTATGGTAAGTTTTCCAGTTATGGATGAATACGTACAAGTAAATGTTGGCGATGGAGAAAAAGCCGCATTTAGTTGTGTCTCTAATTCAGCAGTAAGACTATTTGCTGTATAATTGCCGTCGGGAATGGTGATTGTCTTTTGTGAACCAGCGGTTACAACAATACTCGTATTTCCAGCACATGCCGAAAATGTATAAAAACTAAATGGAATTTCAATGGATTTCAACACAGCGGAATACACATTTTGATACACTGCAGGAAGAGTGACAGTATATTCGCCAGGAGAGGATTGAGGAGTGAATTGGCGATCTCGTGAATCAATTACGATTGTCTTGCGTATTTTTCTCCATACCTTTCTTGGAGTGCTTGATTGGAAAGGAATTCCATTATGATATTGTGTCCCTTGCATTATTTTTATCCTATCATAATAATGTCGGCAGAAATACTGCAAGTAATGTTACTTCTTCGCAATCAAGTAAAAATTTATCACTGGCAGACATTTTCTTTTGCAAGACATAAGGCAACCGATGATCTTGTTGATTCATTAGATGAAACCATTGATAGTTTCACAGAGATATATATGGGAAAATACGGAAGACCAAAATTTACAGCAAAAACTGGAACGTTTAAAGTATTTGACTCGACGGATAAAAAAGCACACTTGATGATTCAAGAAGGTATTCAGTGGTTGACAAAATCTCTTCCGAAACAATTAAAGAAAGACGATACTGATCTCTTGAATATTCGCGACGAAATTGTCGGAAAACTAAACAGGGTTCTTTATTTGTTTACTCTCAAATAACAATTTTTATAAGGTCTGCATGATGCTTTTTGCGTAAATCCCATTTTACGACACGGCGTTTTTTTACAATAACTGCTTGTCATTTTTCTAGGAAGTTTCCATTGTTTTCTTGTTCTCATTATAGAATATGCTGAATATATATACTTGTATTCAGTATTGTTTACGCGAGTTACCAAACGATATCATTGATTTGTCCAAGATCATGGCTTCTGAATTATGTGATAAATTAGAGACCATATATACTCATCACAAATCGGGAAATGTATACATTGGATTTTTAGAACCTCTTCTCATGTTGACACCGCAAGAAGAGGTAAGATTACGAAAGGTGTTTCGAAAGTTCGAGGTATTTCTGATTGTTGGAAATCCGTTTATTCTTCCATTTTCTTGGAAAAACGGAATCCGTAAATTAGTAGTTGAAAGACATTATCAAAATGTTGACAATCCCGAGACTATCCACAATGGTGGTGTTACACACGTTTGACGTTCGTTTAGATACAGATGAGATGTTACGAAATGTAAAGCTTGAGGGAGGTATTATAAAGATTGAGAAGAGAGGTATTATGAGAAGAGGAGAGAGTAAGAGAGATAAAATTAAGCGCCGAAACCCCAAACCACTCACATCGTCTGGGTTTGGGCATAATTCGGTCACTGTTGTTGTGTTGAGTGATGGTAATGGAGAGTTGAGAGAAAAAGAGATTACTGTAAAGATATTTCACAATGGAGTGTTTCACATGACGGGTGTTCTTGACCCATTATATGAAACATCGGTGTTGGATATTTTAAAGCGTCAAATTCATCCCGAATGCATTAAATCGGGAACATGGGAACATATTTCACGCAAAGTCCTTCTAATGAACTATTCAACCGAACTTTCTTCCGATATAAAATTATCACGGGTTTCATTACAACGATATTTCCAAGAAGCAGGTATTCAAGCAGAATTTGAACCAGATGTGTCTCCTTGTGTAAAGATTGTATTTCCGCAGAAATGGACAGCCTGTGTATTTCGAACAGGTAAAATTAACCTGACCGCTTTAAAATCAGAAGAGGATTGTCGTGAATTTGTAAAGGTTTTGACACCTCATTTAGAAACATATGTCAAAACTCTGGTTTAATTTCATTGTCGGTCTTGTAATATAGATATACACCGAAGAATGTTGCAACAACAACATTAAAAATGATAAATACAACAAGATAATCGCTTCGTATATATGATTTTTGATTAAAAAATACGTATGCCACGATGAGAATTGCGAACGCGACGAGTGCGACGAACAGTGCGACGATTTGACCGTATGCTTGAATGCTTCTTCCTGCCATTCTTCTTGTTCTTTCTTGATTTTCTTTTTCCACCTACTTTCATTGCAGGTGCTGTACCAAGACCATCATATGAAGCATCTGTTTTTGCCTGTGCTTGTAATTTCAAGAGATCCGCGTATCCTGCCGTTGCATCTACACTCCCCGCACTGACAAGATTTGGAACATTTTGAACTTCTACATCTGCACCACCTCTATGATAACGTTTTTTCCCACCAGATAATTTTCCACCCAGCGTCTGTATCGCGGTTGCTTGTTCACTTGTCATGTCTGAGACTTTTTGTACAGTGGCCTCAATAGGTGAACCGTTAATAATTTGCGCAGGAGGTTCTGTGGGTTCGGGTTGAGCAACAAGTATTCTTCCTTTTGCGTCCATATTCCTTATTTAATGCCTATTAATTTTCTAATATAATGAACGACGTTTTTTACAATGCCACCGAAATCCAAGCAATGGTCCACAATATGGATGATAGCAAGAAACGCCATAGAGGTTTGAAGGATACAGACCCCGAAGCATATACACAAAAATTAATTGATGAAAATCAAACTCTTCATTTTAATTACCCAAGTATATTTTTGCTTCACGCACAAGACAAATTAGACGCAACCTTTTTTTACATGTTACATCAAAAACGCCGAGTTGAAAAAGGTGAAATTTCTGAAGATCAAGCATCTCGGGAAGTAGGTATGCGCCTTTATAATCGGTGGGTTGCCCCTTCGGTTGCAGGAACAAGCACCCCGCGCGAAGAAAGTTACGAGGAATACTACAAAAGAACTATGAATAAATAACCTTTAAAAGTCCATATTCGCGCATACACTTTTCAAGAAACAAACAACAGTCGTGGCATGGTTTAGACCCCTTCATTTCTCCTGAATGTCCATAACGAACTACAATAAGCGTTGCTCCTTTGAGTTGTCTTATATCCCCCAGTCTCTTTATCGCTGCGCGTTCAGCGTGTATTGTTCTATCCGAGTAACCGCAACCTCTTGATCGCGATCCTACCTTATTATACGCAGAAGCAAGAACCTTACCCCTGCGTATAATTGTTGCGTGATGAAGTTCTGTTCGGTGAGGAAATACTGCTGGAATACACGACATTTTAAAAACGATCTTTACATTGTCCAGTGTTCTTGAATCCGTTTTAAACAGGTTCTTATACACCTTCGGCTCTTATACACCTTCGGCTCTTATACACCTTCGGCTCTTATACACCTTCGGCTCTTATACACCTTCGGCTCTTATACACCTTCGGTTCTTATACACCTTCGGCTCTTATACACCTTCGGCTCTTATACACCTTCGGCTCTTATACACCTTCGGCTCTTATACACCTTCGGTTCTTATACACCTTCGGTTCTTATACACCTTCGGCTCTGAGTTCAGTTCGTATTTCCATAAGTAATTTTCCAAGTAAATTTTCACCTTTCCATTTCTTTGGATCCCTCGCAATAGTTGTTGAAGCAGATGTTCCTATACCCCAGTATTTATCTCGTGCATCTGCATTTGCCAACACCTTGTCTTCGGTGTCAATGAGTTTCTTTCGTAATTCTAGATTTTGTGTAAATTTTGCACGAAGAATCGTCCGCATGACATCTTCTTTCTTGTTAGACCAGACGTCTTCTTTAAAATCTTTTACTTTTTTTCCAAACGACTTTGCTGATTGTGCGGACTTTGCCTTCAATATTTTTCCAAATATTTCTTCATCTCCAAACGTCTTTGCTTTGATCGCTTGAAACGCGTGTTCAGCAGACTTATATTCTATATCGTCCAATGTAAATATTGTTTCATAAAAGTTTGAAAACTCACGATTTTCAGGTTCCTTACTAAAGAAATATAGAATTTCAGGTAATTTTTCTTCTGATTCCGTCTTTTTTACGATTCTCTTACGACGAACTGATTTTGCCTTCTCCTCTGTCGTCTTTTCCTCCTCCGTCGTCTTTTCCTCCTCTGTCGTCTTTTCCTCCTCCGTCGTCTTTTCTTCTTCTTGCGCAGATGTAGGGACTACAATCTCCTCTTCTTCCTTTTGAAGTGGAACGCTCACTCTACGGAATGCAAACGTCTTGTACAGAAAACTGAACTCTTGTTCTGGAAGACCGAGAACAAACCGACTTTGTCCAGTATAAATCTCGCCGAATGATTTATTATCCAAAATCTCAAATCCTGCCTCTCGTAAAATTTCTTGGACCTTTTCAAATGGAACCAAATATTCCGGAGTAGGTTTTACAATCGTTTCAAGCAAAACATCAATCTGCTGACCGAATTCTTCTTTCCACTCTCCATCGTCGGTATACTTTTTAGTAATTTCAGCAAATATCTTGCCTTTTTCTCTGAATGTATGGCGATCTTTTCCTGCAAGAAGAGTATACACCGATTTTCCGTCCAGGTATGTTCCAAAAAATACAGATTTACAATGTTTTAAATTATGAACAAAATTTCTGAATATCTCTTCATTTTCACAGGCATAATGCAGTGCAAACTGACACGTAGTGCAATCCCAGTCTTGTATGCCTTTGAATTGTGTTAAATATGGTGTTGTAGCAGGTTCATCACCAAATACTATACGCAGATACTTTGAATCTTGTTCTTCAAACTTTTTTGTCATATCTGCCTGTGCAAACAACACCTTTGGAAGAAATGGTGGAGAAGTTGCTTTTTCTTTTAGATATCTCACACAGGCGCCTTGACGCGCGCCCGTTAAATTTGTTTCCGCTATATCCAGTCCAAACACTTTTGAAGCACGGGATTTTATCCACTTGTAGAGATCTCCCGCACGACCACATGCAAGATCTAAAATAGTATTTCCAGATACAACATACGTCTGATATTGTTTGTCTTTGATACTATTGTGAAATGAATACACTGTTCGTAGAATTCTGTCTCGCGAATCAACATCGTCTCGGTAATACATATCGTCTTCATATGTATCGTCAATCGGTGTTGTATAAATCTGACGTATCATTGCTTCTGTAATTGGAACGTGAATGGATGTCCACACAGATTCAGCAGTCTTGATGTCATTGCCATATTGCGACTTACCGAGGACGCGATACTCATACGTCTTGTCGTATCTTGTTCTCATAACATTCCAAATCTGTTTATCCAAGTCATAGGAACATTCAATAATCGTATTGTCTTCAATTTTACTTCCTTTTGAGTCAATAGGAACGTCCTTGTCGTTCAGTTTTAATTTAATTATGTATGCATCTGGATCACGTGGTGCTCCGGGTTGAAAGACAGAGGGAACATATGTACCATCCGTCTTCATATCTGCTGGAATCTTTGGAGGAACATATTCACCCGTCAACATTTCACAGGGGTAAATAAAATCTTCACCCGGAGAACGACCTACATATAGTGTACCTTTTTTAATCATTTGTTTGAGTTGTACATCATACTCGGGAGTGTTTTCATAACGCACAAGAAAGTCAATTGAATTTTGATGAGGTGGTTTCCATTTGTATACTCGTATCCATCTACGTCCCTTTACATCGGTAGGAGGTGCAACCGGTGTATTTCTTGGTGTAAAGATAAGACCGTCAATTTCGTATTCAAATTCAGTATCCAATATTTTTTGTATTGCCTCCTCCATTGCAGGGCCATCGCCTGCTAGAAAGAGTTTTGTTTCAATACGCAAAATCTCACCTTGTTCGGCATTGAAGTCCTTGTTGATGTCTTGAACAAACATTCTTGCACATCCAAGACGACTGGACATTGGGTATTTTTGAATGTCATCGTCAGTGGTAAAGAGTGGAAGAACCTTTACATCTCTTCCGCGATACTTGTATACATCAAATATACAAAACAGATTCTTTTCTGCAATGTATTCTCCATCCAAGAAATCTTCTACGTGCGCATCATCTATCGCATTCAGACCCGTGTACGTAACAATACCTGTTGGTGTTACACGTATTAACTTCTTGTCTCTACATACATACAGACCGCAACGCTCTCCATCCGCTTTGTTTGTAACAGTATATCCGGATAATATATTAAATGGACGATCTTTGCCCACGTGTTGCCGTTCCAACGTCACTGGGTTATAGAAAATATTACCCGACAAACGAAATTCCTGCGAATAGCGTTGTAAATCCGATAATGGAAGTATATGATGGGTCTCTTGATACGCTCCAATTAGAACTTCAATCAACTGGTAGAGGGATCGACGAATTTCTGACGGCATTCGTGGAGTCTCTCTCGGCGTATATTCAACTTCAAGTTCATAGGATGCTGTATTTTTGAGAACTTCGCGCAGTGACTGTTTGCCGTTTCTTGACTTTACCATTGAGAAATCAACTCGAAACTCATTTCCAGGCAAATAAAACGACATACGGTGCAAAATACGTATCTGTGCACCCGGATCATTAACATCGCCGGAATAATCAGTTTTCAGTGTTTTTTCACTGCGCAAAGTAAACCGACAAAAGAAATCGGGGACATCTAATGTATCGCGCGTCTCTAATTTGGTTTCAGTTGCACCCTCGGTGCCTCTATCAATACTATCAAAATATCTCAACTTTCTTTCAACCGCAACAGGTATACCTTTGAACGATTGAGTTACACACAGTTTATGTATATTTGACACTCCGAGAGAACTCACGCGAATGCCGTCTGGAAAGATATACGACACACGATGTTCTTCGGACATACGAATAGACCGTTCACGCAACACTTTTAATAAACGATCCGCAATGTCTCTCGTTTGAATTCTCCCTGCGAGCAACTTTGCTTCAAATTCTGCAGTCTTATCTGAATTTCTAATAGAAATAAATTCGAGTATATCTGAACCTTGACGGGTCTTTTCAAGTGCCCGTTCCATTGTTAATTTCGTAGATCAAATTTAAGAAAAATTATCCGTTTTAATTAATTTCTCATACTTTGCTCGTAACTCACTATCTTTGGCAAGTTGGATACGTTGATCAAAGCAAAAATTTACATATTTTTCCACCTCGTTTAGACAGTCTAACGGTAGATTTTTTGATGAGACATATACACCATTGTCTGATCGTGTATATTCCTTTGTATATTTACGAATGAGATTGAATATCTGTTCGTGTTCAGATTCTTCTAATTTATCAATTCGTTCCTTCAAGTCCGTCGCCGACATTTAATTGTATTGATGCAGAAGGACCTAAACGTCTCTTTCGGCGCGCAGGTTCTTTCTTTTCTTCGGTCAACGTTGGTGCAAATACAACTGATCGCGTTTCTTCAACCATTCTTGGTGCTTCTTGTAATGTCGCCGTTTGAATTTCTTCTACGGGCAAGGGTTCTACAACAGGCGTTGAGGCGATGCGTTTGATTAATTTGCCGAGAACAAATATATTTTCATCCCCCTGCTTGAACTCTGCGCCCAAAACTTCAAATTCTATCTCGTCTTTTTCTTCAATGCTTTCAAATTCGGTATTTCCAATGTGTAGGTCACGAGGCAACAGGACGCGCAGGGGTGTCATTTCAGCATGAACACCTATTTTGCTTTTAAATGTAACCTTTACTTTGATGAGTTGTCCTTTATGAGGATAACATACATCTGCTTGAAAACGAACACGATACCGAACACCCGGTCGTAGCAGATCTAAATTACCCAGCGAATAATCCAACACAACAGATGATTTTGGTTGAACGTATCCTTCTGTTCCACACCGCCCCTCTACATCTGCTTTAATCTGTGATAGAAACGAAGATTGAATATTTCTTTGTAGATGCTTGGCCGGGATCGTAAGATTGCGAACAAGTTCACGTCTTTCAAAAACACTCATCTTGTTATTAAGTAAAAAATTAAGTTTAAATTTTTATTCCGTTTTGTCAAGTTTACACTATTTATTTGGACTAGTAAATCGCAGATTTTTAACGTTGGTGGAAGTCGTGAAATTTTTGTATAATAACAAAACAGCGATACGAGCCCTACTGGAAGTTTAGGTAGACTGTGAATATTAAGATTATACAAATCTAATTTGCCATCAACTATGGTTGATAGGCGCCGCAATAGTTCGTGAGTATCTGGTCCGTACGACATCTGTTATATTTCTGTCAGTTTTGCCACAGATATACGTATGTTTTCCCTTTCAAGTTTCTTGCGATAGTCTGCAAGAAAATCAAAAGAACATGAGTGGTCTTCGGGCTGTTTATGCTTTTCACAAAAGCGCTTTTCGCACTTGCAATGAAACAAGAATATGCTCTTTTTATTGCAGGTCGTACACCGTTCCATATGTTAAGTAAATTAGAAATATTTAACACCGATTGTTAAGATGTATATCGGATCTGTTTTAGAACAAAAAGAACGGAGACAACACAAACGCAATAGCAAGAATTAAGGCAACTACATCAATGATACGAACCGTTTTTTTCCACTTTTCAGGGAGTCCTTCAAATTGACGAGCATAATACGGCGGTTTGAATGGTGCAGACAACCAACCAAGTGCTGTCGGACGTAAAAAGTCATTCGCCTCGTAAATGTAATCATACCACGCCATCAAAATGTATCCAAAAAACGCAAGTCCAATACTAATTATGCGTCCCCACATAACATCAACTGGACTTTTCATTACGCGCCACGGAGGCAACCAATAAATAGCAATCAACATCCCGGAAAACAGTAAACATTTGAGGTTGAGGGCAAGTGGCGTTCCAAAAAGTCCTCCGCTCATTATAATAATGTCCTCACAATCTACTTACTTTGGAAGTCACAGTGCCCCGGGTGGAAAAGTTCGTGTCGCAGACAGTTCCGCTCTCCTGAATGCTTTAAAAATTCAAGTGATACAAAATGCCGCTGCCGTTTCAAAGACGACGCCTACGATTACCAGTGAAAGCGCAGGTATACGTCTCACTAATCGCCTGCAATACAATCCAGTGTCACAACAGCTCAACTATGGCGTGAAATACACAAATGCTTCTTCTTAAAACGGATATTATACTACATATATGTTCGTTATAACAATTCTAACATGAAGTTGATAAAGACTTGTTTCTTGATTGATGCCACATATTCAATGAGTCCGTATATTGAAAGCGCAAAGCGACAAGCACGAAATATTGTGAGTATAGTCAAACAAGAAAATCCACATTCGACTTTCTTGTTTGGAGCAGTATTCTATCGTGATTTTGGAGATACTCCACAATTCCACGTGGTTCCTTTTAAGGAAGACATTACCGACGACATTCAGCATATTCAAGCAGAGGGCGGTGGAGACATTCCCGAAGATGTTGCCGGTGGATATCAAAAAGTTCTTGATATGGATTGGAGCGATGCAACTGTAAAATTCTGTTTCCACATTGCTGATGCGCCTCCTCACGGACTTGCTTGGCACGATCCCGACATTGAAGACAATTTTCTACTACTGCCCGATAGTCGTAGTTTAGAAGATATCATTGGCGAATTACATGAACAAACCATTCGTCTCTCGTTCATTCGTATTCATTCGTCAACTGACAGAATGATTGAAAATTTTAGAACTGTATATGGAAATGAACTAAATATTATGGAATTAGACGTAGATGACAACACAATCTACAATGAAGATCCAATTGAAATATTAGATAGTGAATTTTCAGGCATGATTACAAGGCATATTTCATCAACATTAAGTATGTTTGATTAATAATGGAAACAGAAGCACGTGCGCTTCCTCCGGCATCACTTGACACACTCAAAAAATTACGAGAAGAGGGCTGTTCTGCAAATATTCCTTTCCAATTGCAGACATTTCAACTTTTTTTACGCAGAATCATGAGCCCAGATTCACCCAATCGCAACATGCTTGTTGTACATGGTACGGGGTCTGGAAAAACATGCACGGCAATTCAGATTGCAGAATCATACATATTGAGACCCGAATTTCAGGACAAGAAGGTTTTAATTGTTGCGTCGGGCGTGGTTCAAGACAATTTCAAAACACAGGTGTTTGATGTCACACGTGTAAAAGAAGAGAGCGGTGTCTTATTGTCTCAACAGTGTACTGGACGACGCTATCTTGAAATGTTAGAACGTGCTCAGAGCGAAAAATTGCGTTGGGAAAATCCCGAAAGTCGCGATAAGTTAGAAAACATTGTCAAAAAAATGATTGACGATTTTTATGATTTTACGGGGTACATTCAATTTGCCAACATGATTGACAAGAAAAAGATTACATTGTCAGTTGACGATTTCAATGAGTGGATTCATCAAACATTTGACGGAAGACTGTTGATTGTAGATGAAGCACACAATCTTCGTGAAGGCATGGCAGAAAATAAATTAGTCGCAGATTCCTTGCAACAAATTGTCCAGGTTGCAAATGGCATGACGTTGGTTCTTTTGACTGCCACTCCAATGTATGATTCTTTTCAAGAAATTTTGTTCTTCTTTAACCTCTTTCTATGGAACGACAAGAAACAAAAACCAAGCGAAAAAGTCATTTCGTCTGCGCTTTTTAATGGAGACGGAACATTTCGCGACCCAGAAAGCGAAGCAACATTTAGAGGATGGTGTCACGAATACGTGTCATTCATAAAGGGTGAAAATCCATTTACATTTCCGTTCAGATTGCCCCCGCCAACCGATATGATTGCAAAAGCAGATAGAACACAAGATTACAAGGGGAAACGAATAACGAAAAAGAGAAAATATCTTCCTCTTGTTGCTTCATATGTGGCAAGTCCGCAAAGAGAACGCATATTAGAAGTATCTGGACGCATTCAAGAGGATATGATTCCTACAATAGTGGTATCTCCCGATGGAAGACCAATTATGCAATGTTTTGAGCGCTCAACCAATCCTAAATTTCAATACAAGTATGCCCCCGGTGTAGAAGGATTTTTAAGTCCATCAGGAGTATCCCTGCACGCGTCTAAATTTGCGACTATAATAAAATGTATTCAAGAGAGCGCAGGCATCGTGTTTGTATATTCAAACTACGTGCGCGGTGGCGTTCTTCAATTTGCAATGGCACTTGAAGAGCACGGATACGAACCTGCACTTGGAAATCGTCTCCTTGAAAATTTATCTGGAGAATATGTTGGAGCCCCCGCAGGTAAATATGCATTTTTAACATCCGAATTGACGTCGCGTCAACTTGAAAATCTCATCAAGAGATTGCGAAAACCTGAAAACGCAGGGGGGTCTGATATTCGTGTGATTATCGGTTCTCCATTGATTTCAGAGGGCATTGATTTCAAATTTGTGCGCCAAGTCCACATATTGGATCCGTGGTACAATATGAGCCGAATGGAGCAAATTATCGGCAGGGGTCTACGCACATGTTCGCATTCTGCACTGCCATTTCAAGATCAAAATTGCACAATATATCTACACACGTGTAAATACACAGACGATCCACGCGAATGTTACGACGAATATGTATATCGCGTGTTTGTAGAAGAAAAAGCCTCAAAAATTGCCAATGTAAAGCGCGTTCTTATGGAAAGTTCAGTAGATTGTACATCGCAACTCAATGCAAATCAACTTCCTGAAACGTGGAGAAAACTAATTATTCCACAGCGCCGTGCACAAGACCGCGCAGTTTTAGAAATGGAACTTTCAAATTTATCATCGCCCTCTTTTCAAGATGGAGGCGTTGCTCTCGTGTGTTCAATGTTTGAAACGTCATCCGAAGAAACAATACGCCCATTGTCATCATACCTTGATATTCGTGATGAAATTTTCAATAAAATACTGACAATGTTTGAAAAGAAACCCATTTGGAAGCGGGAAGATCTGTTAGAGAAATTAAAATATGCCCCCGAAGTCGTTACATATATTTTACAATCTGCAATTGATGAAAATTTACAACTAAAATCAGATACTGGCAGACAAGGGACGCTTGAAAACAAGGACGGCCTCTATGCATTCAAACCACTTGACAATGCAACAATGTATGAACGAAGTGTAAAAGAAAGTCGTTTAAATAGAGTTAATTTCGAAATTCCCGAAGAGGAAGAAGAAAAGAAGGAAGAAGAAACACCCGCAATAGATATTGAGTTGGTAAAAAGAACATATAAATTTCCATTTAATGTAGATGATTTCACACCAGAAATTATTGAATGGTTCATCGTAGATCAAGTTTTAAAACCCGAAGAAAAAATAAAGTTGCTCCTTCAAAGAAAAACACCCCTTCCTCCGTATGCGCAAGGTCTTGTAATTGATGGTCTAAATTATATGGTACTCGGAGATGGCAAGATATATAATCAAACTGGCGAAGTCGTTGATCCTGTCGGAGCAGAACTCGATGCATTTACACTTTGGACAAATACGCACATTGAGCGGATTGCCAATGAAGTCAAAACAAACAATCGAATTATTTGTACGCTTGAAGACCAAACCTTAAAATTTTCCGCATTTGAAGTCGCAGAAGACGGCCATATACAACGCGTAAAAAGAACAAAGACAATTAAACCAAAAGAATGTTCCTTTTTTAAAGTGACAGAGTTAACTGCATTTGCCCGAGAATTTAACAAGGAGTTTCCTTCGTATACAATGAAAAAGGAAAATCAATGTATATTTCTTTCGTTACTCGCACGTCAACAAAATCCAAAGACATTGTGGGTTCTTCCAGAAGTGTGGAGTGTGATTTCAAATCCAGTCAATTCAACGCTATTGAGAAGTAAACTCGCATAATTAACGAGGAGGTCTTTTCTTCATAAAACTATTATCGCCAGCAAAGAAATATATAAACATTGGTATAAAATCGTCATTAGTGATAATATGTCTTTGTCCTGTTGGTAGAAACACATTGCAGTCTTCATACCCATCTTCTTTAATTGTCACCCACGCTCCGTCTTCACGTTCGCCATGTTGCGTTGTACAAAATTCGTGTTTTATAAACGGATAATATGTACGCACGTGTTCATGAATGTCTTTGCCAACAGGAATAAACGCAATGATTTCTGCATTATTTCCATAATGAATTAAATATTGAACTCCTTGTCTATCCATAATGAGCTTTCACGTTTCTATATTATCTTCTATCCGTTTTACGCGTGTAATTTAACATAATCAATCGGAAATGTTACGATACGCTCGTGTACCTTATTCCATAAGTGTGTTTCTGTATTCAATACAAATTCTCGTAAAATGTGTTGATTGTTTTCATTAATCTTATCAATTGCAAATGCGCGCTTTCCATTGTGTATCGTGAACGCGTACCAATAGTCTTTTTCTATGAGCAACTCTGCGCGTTTACATTCCAGTCTATCTGGTTCAATACATAGCACACACTGTGTCAAATCATAATCATCCAATAACTGTTTAATTCCTGAATGTAAAAGTTGATCGAGGTCCATTCCCATAAAGTAATAGTGTTTATCCATATTATCTTAATTGTCCGTTTTTTGAGAAAACGGATAGCAAATGTCTTTTTAAGAGATAACTTATTCGCAAATATGGCACTCATTTCACTTGATGGAAATATTGGTGCGGGAAAGACAACCCTATTGAAAAAATTGAAGGATATTCCGAATGTCAAGATAATTGAAGAACCTGTCAATATGTGGGAACAATTCCACGTAGACAATAAGAATATTTTAGAACACTTTTATGGCGATACACGTCGTTGGGCGTATACATTTCAAAACGCAGCAATGTTGACACGTATTCTACACGTTCAAAAGACTATTAAAGAAAATCCCGGATTTGATTACTACATTACAGAACGATCAGTTCTAACTGATAAGAATGTGTTTGCTAAAATGCTACACAAGGAAAAGCAAATTGACGATATGGAGATGCAACTTTACAATATGTGGTTTGACACGTTTGGAAAAACTGAAACAATCTCCGGAATCATGTGGTTGACAACAGATGTTTCCACGTGTGTTGACCGGATTAAAATGCGAGGGCGTTCAGGTGAAGAAAACATTTCACGTGAATACCTAGATAAACTACACCAAACTCATCACGAATGGTTAAACAACGAAATTATTCCTGTATACGCAATTGATTGTAATATGAGTGCAAATGATTTATATTCAGCTATTAAATCAATGGTGCCAGTAAAACCTGTATAACATATACCAAGAAAACACCAAGAGCACCTAGGACGCCTGCCCCTGTCAAGGATACTACGCCAGACCCAGAATAGGATCCCGGGACATAACGGAGAACCATTGATTGTACGTTTGTCATTGAAATAATGACGACTGATAGAAAAATAGATACATACATTAGAATGTTTTTCAATACCGACTTTACAACAATCGGATTGGATGCGGGAGCGGGAGGAGGAGGCGTGTAAATTGCCGAAGTTGTTCCTGGGGTTACCATTTGCGGATATGTTGTGGATGCGGGAAGAGACAATGCTGGTTGTTGTGCGCCCCCCGCTGGAATAAGTTGATCAAGAGGTGTAACGTCCATTATTTATACATTCACAAGGAAACTCTTGGTTCTTGACACGACGCGTCTTCTATGCGAAATCTATAACACTTTCCATCCACACGGACAACCTTTCCAATAATTTCAGACGGAGACACCGCAGAAACTTCAATTTCTTTTTGGGGTCTATGAAACAACAATATCGCAAGCCCAATGCCAATGACAATTGAAAAAAATATACGTGATTCAGGTTTACGCAATATTTCGCGTATCATTATACTATATTTACTTATTTAATAGTTCTGTCTCGGCAGTACATGACACTTGATATGCGCGTGCTCGAAAACATCCATTTTCTACCAAGGGATTGTTAAACACCATCTCGGGATTGTGTATGTCGGGAAGTACTTTCTTTTTGGTTATAGGCGGAATAAATACAGTTGTAATTAACATTCCTATCACGAATCCAATCACGACATATACTGGATCAAACATTATTCTAACCCAAGAGTTTTATATACGCGATGTAAAGTTTCAAGATGATCACCGCTCCATGTAATTTTTTTTATATTTGGATCAGCAATGCGGTATGTTCCTCCAAAATGAACTACTAAATCAACTGTTGGAGAGTCAATGTTATTTAACCAAAAAATATGCGGACGTCCGTTTTTGATTGCAAATGTATAGAAATGATCTCTACCTCCATTTGTATCACCAATCAATAAAACTATCATTTGTATATAATGCTTCGCGATATTCGTAATTTTAGAGATCCGCGAATGTATCTTTCCATTTTTACATCGGCGGCAATTGTAGATACGATTGGGTTATTCATATGGAGATATACGTCGTTACCGGGTTCGCCAATCAATAAATGGTATGACAATTTTGGGTTGACTGCATATATGATTGATGTTCTTTCTATTATGCTTGGCGTTGTATTGACACAAATCGCAACATTTATGATTGGAGGTCAATGGAGCCCCCTGTTTTTTTGTGCAATATCAGTAGTCATTCAAATGATACACGATGTATTCTTTGGTGTCGTTGTTGTTCCGGCATTTCCTCGCGGTCACAATTCTGTTATGGACCTCATGAAGGAATATGTCACAATGAAAAATTCAGGGGGTATATTGATTGTTGATGCGATATATATGATTTGTGCCTCTTTACTGACGATGTTGTTATATGGTTCTTCTCCTTGGGTTGCTTGGTTTATTTTATTATGGACACTCTACATTACTGGTTATATTCTTTATACCAGACCCTTCCACCAGCGTGTCTTTTGAAATCGCTTATCGGGTAGGCTTGGAAGAGTTGGAACGTTATACGAAAGATGCATTCCGTCTACACGCGTAGTTGTAATGATTATCTTTACTTTTTTTGGCAATGTAAAGGTAATTTCACTATATTCGTCAAGACAGTGTCGCTTGAATTCGCGCAAGTGCTTACAAAACTCATTTGTAAAGAATTCCCCAGGACAATTCGCTTCAATGGTATGAATGATGTTATTGCGAACTCCGTATGATGCTACTGTGAAACACAGAGTATTCATTGTATTCATTGTATTCTGGGTTGTTATAATTTCTCATTTTTATATGAGTAGCAGATCCGTTTTGATCTTTAACGTTTGTTAAATTTCAGAATTGAAATGTATTCGGCATCTATAATAGAAATGGCGCTTGATATATATTATTTATTTTTCCTCGTTCTTTTGCGTTTTGCCGATGCTGATTGAGAAGGTAAATAACGTACATCAAATGGTTTTGTTTTGCGTATCGGTTTAGGTTGTTTAGTGGCTTCGCCGTATTCGGGACGAGTGCGTCCAATTTTTATATTAAAATAATCAAAAAGTATTTTATATTCTTGATAAAAGGGACTGTCTTCTTCAATTTTGAATTTATTTAGTTCGTTTACTATATTTATGGCTTTTTGTTTATCAAATTCCTTGGCTTCAAGAACTTTTCTAAATTCTTTTAATAATTTTAAAACCGGGAGGTCTTTTTCAAACGTAAATTGAATATAAAATTTAAAATAATAATTTGTATTTCGCTGTCCCCCTCGTTGTCTTCGCGTCCCTTTGCCTTTTATGTCTTTTGAACCGGTTTCAACCGTTAATTCAATTATATCTGCATTAAATGTCTTGTCGGCTATATTCCAAGAATTTTTACCCTCTTGTTTTAGAGGCAGATAGAGAGTGTACAATTTATCTATCAACTCCCGTGTAATTGTTTGGTCATCATATGTCTCTATTATCGCTCGTCGTATTCCATCTGTATTGTATCCATCAATGGATACTCCACTACATTTTACAAAGTTCAATATGTGTTCTTGAATTTCATTGCGAAATGTTTTAACCCCAGAAACAACCCCCTGTATCTTATCAACTTCTCCATAGTTATAACATGGGTCTAAATCTTCCAATTCTATATCTTCAACATTCAATGGCCTATCATTAGAAGGAATTCTCGGAGGCGATGGTGCGCGAGTAAATAATGGTGAAATTTGAGGACTTGGAGAAGTTGGAAGAGGTGGAGATGCAGAGATAGGCGATGGGACACTTGCAGTTTCTGGGAGAAAGGCGGCAGGAATAGGAATAAGTTCAGAAGGAACGGGTTCAGTGACGGAAGGAACGGGTTCAGCGACAGAAGGAACAGGTTCAGTGACGGAAGGAACAGGTTCAGTGACGGAAGGAACAGGTTCAGTGACGGAAGGAACGGGTTCAGCGACAGAAGGAACAGGTTCAGCGACGGAAGGAACGGGTTCAGTGACGGAAGGAACGGGTTCAGTGACGGAAGGAACGGGTTCAGTGACGGAAGGAACGGGTTCAGTGACGGAAGGAACGGGTTCAGCGACGGAAGGAACGGGTTTTGGTACCTCAAAAAGGTCATATAAGGGTTGATATTTTAAATCTTTTTGAATGAAATTTCTAATTTTCGAGCGCTGTCTTCTTCCCAAGATTCTTTGAATTTTAGATTCTCTTTCTTCGTCGTTTGGTAATGTAAGCAAATCATCCAAAAAATCAACCATACGTATTGTATTTCCATCTTGAAGAAACAACTCGTCATCAGAAATTTCATTCGCGTTGGGAGTGGGAAGAGGTTGTACAGGTTGTACAGGTTGTACAGGTTGTGGAATTTCTTCAACAGATGGCAATGGGCCAAGTGTTTCATGAAGTACATCTAATTGTGTTATTGGCGTAATAGGAGGACGAACTGGAAATTTTTCTTGTTCAAATAATCTATATAAGGCTTCTAACTCTCTCTTTGATTGTATATATTTTTTAAGTCTAGCAAATTCTTCCGGAGACAGTTTCGTGGTAATATATACCCTTGCATCTTCGGGAGTCATTCCGCGAAGTGCCTCAATGAACGCAGACACTGGAATTGGACTAGGCGGTGCTTCTCCTGGTTTTGATGGAAGTAACTGTGTATGCGTATATCTAGGAACTATTTTAGAAAAAGGACTAGTTAAAGGACTAATGATAGGGGGAACGGGAGTAAGAACGGGAGTAGGAACAGGAGTAGGCTCGGTGCTAGGAACTTGTTTAATTAATGGAGATTCAGTATCTGGAAGTTTTTCATCTTGTTGCTCTGTTGGTTTGATTGGTCCAAACGGAGTTCTTCGTATTAGTCGCGGAGATA